TTGACCCTTGCAGTCTCACTGACCTGTTCCAGTTTCTTGCTTAATTCAGCGATAGAGTCCGCACCACTCATCAATTCCTCACGAATCCGCTTCACGAACTCAGGACGCTCTTTCTCCATTTCCTCGTGGATCTTAGCGCCCATTTCTTCAGCTTTAGCCTTGTACTGCTCAATAGCGTCAGTGATGTTTTTCTCATGCTTGGCAAATTCAGCATCAAAGGCACGGTTAGCGTTGGCGATCGCACGCTCCAGCATAATGTCAAATTTTGTTTCTTGCTTGTCCAAAATCGCATTGGCTACTGCTGAAACACCGCCACCATTTCCCCCTGATTTCACTTTATCGTCAAAGGTAATGGTCAGATAGGCTCCCTGTCCATTGTTTGCTAAACAGTCATACTCGTAGGCAATGGCTTTCTTGTAAACGTCCACATTGTGCTTATAGCTTTTCAGATTAACCGTATCACCCATGTGGACAGTCTGCCCATCAAGTTCATAGGCTTCAATCTTAATGGCATCTGTAGCCTTATCTATGTGTTCGTTAGTAAATTTAGCGCTAGCCCACTTTGTCAACTCATCAACGGTCTGAATGTTATTATTTGTATAACTTCTTTCGTTGATGTAAGGGTAGGCACCAATCAGCGGACTATCAACCGTTATGGCAATCGTTGTATCTTCTTTGGCGCCCTCTGCCTTAAATGTAGATTTAGCGTGGATACGAGTAATAACATTTTGTGAGTTTTTGGTTCGTTGATAGGATTTAAGGTTTTTGTGAGTAGAGATGATAACACCTCTGTCCTCTCCTCGATTTCGCTTGATTGAGATAGCGAAATTATCCCGAACCATCTCTCCTTCCCACGTTCCCACGATTGAGTGAGCGCCATCCATCAACACGCTGTAGAGTGTTTCTACCTCTTTTGTGTTGATGGTTCTCCTGTCTGTGATATCACTAGTAAATGAAAAATCATTGATAGAAGACTTAGCGACTTGTACCAATTGAGAAAGAGCCTGCCAACAACTCTGCTTGTTGACAGACAGCGGATTGATAGACCGCTGCATGACGTCGTCAGTGATGTGGTAAGCAGTGATTTCTAAATGATCATCATTCTCTACTGGCTTCTTGATACGGAACAACTGAGGTCCAATCACAGGCGCTGGCGCCTTTATCAACATATCTTCACGGAAAAGCTGATAAATCTCAGAGTCGGTGATAGGATAGCGAACAGTAAGGATAAAATCCCCGTTCATTTGCTCTTTTATGATTGCTGAAGTCGCTTCATGCAGTGGAATACCGTTCCATTTAACGTTACGAGTATCACTTTCAAGCAAATATAACATTATGCCCACCCCCAGACAGTCTCAATCGTCATGGAACTGATACCAGCGCCTAAGACAATCCCGACATCTTGTTTCTTGATTGGGTCAATCGTGATAAAATCCCCTGTCCACTTAATTCTGGAACCTGTTCCGTCCAAGAAACTAGGATTGTTAGGGTTATTTACCATGATAGCTCTTCCAGAAAGTCTTTCTAAGCGAATGACCTGCCTATCTACTGTGAAACTAACCTCATTCGTACTCTGACCAGTCAAGGTAATTGTCGGAAAAGCTAAAGCAGAGCCTTTGGTTCTTAAAGTTCCACTTCTTGAAAAGGTTTGATTGTCTGTAGCTTTGAAAAATTTTGTAGGGTGACACTCAAATGTGACTTTGAGCGCATAGTACCCTGCACGATTTCTAACAGTCTCAGAAATCTTTACCTTGTAACACCACATCTTGGTTGTTTTGACACGTTCGCTTTCAAGCCAAAAGTTTTCCCTGGCAAAGAGAGCCAAGAAACGGTTCAAATCCTCTTCCTTTGGCTTTACTAAGTGAAGTGTGTAGGATTTTTCAACCATCCCTCTATGATGATTGGTTTGTAGGATAGCTCCGCTAATTCCATCATGCTCCCATAGTTTCGTCTTGCTATTAGCAATCACGATGGATGGCGCTTCTTCTACAATCACATCAAAAGGAAAAGAGGAGGTTGCTACGCCATCAATCACCAATTCATTATGTTTGATCATGCGATTCCTCCTCTAAGTTGTGTTTTCCGTTGTAGTTCGTCCGCAATCTTTTGAGCGACAACGTCAGCAATACGATTGATATCCATCTCTTCACTGATGTTATTTCCGCTAATGCTGACATTGATAACAGGAGACAGACCTCCCATAGTTTGAGCAATTCCACGACCGATAGCTCCCAAGGTGCGTTCGTTTAGTGGTAAGACAGCTTCGTTCCCAGCCTCCCCACCAACCATAAGGCTATTTCCGTTTGAACCGAAAACAGTCGGCTTGGTCAAGATACCGCCCTTGGCATACCACTCTACGCCAATACTTGGCAACCCGTTACTCAACCAGTCGACTGGATTAAGAGAACCGCTAATACTAAAGTGTGGTAGAGGGATGTGAGGCCATCTAAATTCAAAGTTAAAGAATCCCTTAATAGCTTCAATTGCACTACCAACTAAATCCTTAGCCCCGTTAATAGCATTACCGATTGTATCTTTAATGCCATTCCAGACACTGCTTGCAGTTGACTTAATGCCGTTCCAGATATTGCTAATCGTATCTCTTATACCGTTAAAGACACTTGAGACCGAACTTGAAATACCATCAAATATTCCTGAAAGAGTGGATTTGATACCATTCCAAACAGTTGAAGCAACCGTTGAGATAGTGTTCCAGATGTTAGACAATACCTGCGCTATGCCATTAAAGATAGTCCCAATGACGCTTGCAATCCCATTCCAGATTGTTTCTCCGACGCTCTTGATGGTTTCCCAAGCGCCAGACCAGTCACCAGTAATAATCTGCATCACTGCCTTGATAATACCCAAAACAACGTTAATAGCTGTCTCAACTACAGTTTTAATCACTTCCCAAACTGTAGAGGTGATAATCTGAATATTATTCCACTCTCCCTCTATAAGAGGACCTATAACAGTCATAACAGCGCTAATGATAGCGGAAATGCCATTCCAGACAGCATCCGTAATTGAACGGATTAGTTCTTGGTTTTCAGTCCACCAAGTTACAACAGTGCCAAAAATACTCATGATGAAGTTTGAAATTTCACCTACAACAGTATTGATGACAGATGAAATAGCCTCCCACACAGCTGTTACAGCGTTGCGGAATCCTTCATTCGTTTCCCATAAGTATTTCAAAATGACAACGACCGCTGCAACTGCGGCCGCTATTGCAGCTGCTGTCCCAATGATTGGTAGAGCAGCAGTTATCATAGCGCCTATAGACGTTGTAAATATAGCTTGCAGGGATAAGAATATCGGCGCTAAAAATCCTACAGCGGTAACCACACCTCCTATCATTACTATGAATTCTTTAATCGGGCCAGGCAAAGTACCAAACCAATCTGCCACACCTTTTATAATGTCTCCTAAAGCTTGAAACACAGGAATCAACATTTCCAAAAGAGGTTGACCTAATGCAGCCAAGGCATTAGTTCCAGATTGTTTTAGATTCCCCATGACGTTTTCTAAGCCGTCAGATTCTCTTGCAGCTTGACCAAGTGCTCCAGAAAGTTCATTCCCGTCTTCAACCATTTGAAGCAAAGTTAATTGCTTTTGTGCTTCACTCAAATCCTTGAATGACTTGCCGTACAGTTTATTTGCTGCCGCATTACGAGTTGTTTCTGTCGCAGAGATACCCAAAGCCGCATCGTTGGCAAAATTTCCTTTAAGAAATGATTGAAGGCTCTCAGTAACACTCTCAATAGATTTGTCGTAAAAAGCAGCACCATCTGCCGCTGCCTTAGTTGCCCTAGTAGATAAATCTAAGGCTTGAGCTGTATCTAGACCAGATGTTTTTGCAAAGGAGGCCATTTGGGTGAAACTTCCTTGTAATCGTTCTGGTACAATAGACATTTCTTTCCCAATATTATTAAGAGCCTCTCTAGCTTGACCTTCCATATCCCCAAAAACTGTACTAAATTGGGCATTACTTGCTTGCATTGAAGCAGCCGCTTCAATAGCTTCTTTCCCAACGTCAACAAGTTTTTCTGAAATATCGCCCAATTTCTCACTAAACTGTTGGAGTAGTTCAGCTCTTGCAGCTTTAGCTATCTCACCCAAGCTTTCTTGTGCGCTATCCGCTACAGACTTAGTCCCCTTCATCTCATTGTTGAGATTGTTAAAAGCAGTCTTAGCTTGATTCAGCTCCGCTTCCATCTTGTTAGCTTCGGCTGAGTTTTCACCATATTCTTTTTTAGTGATTTCTAACTGCTTTTCAAGGTTTTCAATTTGACGAGCGACAATTTCGGACTGTGCACCAATCTTCTTTTCAGCCAATGCCAACTTGTCAGCTTCACTAGCGCTGGAACCCATCTGACTTTCTTGTAGCTTAAACGAACTAACGACTTTTTCAGATTCGCTGGCAAGTAGTTTCTGCTCATTCTGCAATTCTTTCAGTTGGGTTTGGTTATTCTTGGTTGCATTCCCATTACCCTCAAGAGCCTGATTGACACTAGCTAGTTTTCCCTCATATCCTTTCAGGACGTTTTGAGTCACTTCTACTTCACGTTGAAAAGCACGATACTGATCGGCGCCTATATCTCCTTTTTTGAACTGCTCCTCAACTTGAGACTGTGCTTGTCTTAAAGTTTCTAGTTTTTCCCGAGTAGTTCCAACTTGCTTCTGTAAGACTTCTTGCTTTTGGGTCAGTAAGGTAACATTCCCAGTATCAAACTTTAAAGCATTATCAATTTGTTTCAGCTCTTTTGTTGCGTTGGCAGACTCTTGATTGACACCTTTTAACGCTTTTTGTAAGGGCTGGGTATCGCCATCGATTTCAATTTTTATCCCTTTGATATTTCCTGCCATATTTCCTCCTTTCCTTAAAAATAAGGAGCGCTGAGAGGTTTTCTATGACCAGAATACTAGCCAACCAAAGGAACTTGTCCTCACAATCGCTCTCTCAGCACTCACTTTTTCTCTAAAATGCATCAAAATCAGCTTGGGTGGCCTTCCGACTACCCGTTTTATTTTTGCTACGCAAATTGACATAATCTGTCTGATAATCTAAAGCCATCCCAATGGAAATGTGCTTGAGATCATCGATAGATAAGCCAGTTTCCTTGCAACAAGATAGATAGGATTCTACCGTGAAGGCTTCTTCGCTTGCTGTTTCTGATGTGTCTGTTTCTTTTTTGTTTGCAGTACCGTATTCAACATTTCCATCATTAGCGGACAAACTTCGTCAAGAGGAAATTCTTCCATCTCCATAAAGAAATCATCAAACGGTTTAATTTTTGGATTGCCAGATTTAGCAAATACCCAAAATAGTCGATAGAAAAAGGTAATATCGAAATCTTCTAAAAGAGATAAATCGACGCTTTCCGCTACCAAATCATTACCTTTTTCTAATTGATTCAATTGAGCTACCAATTGTTTATTTTTCAATAGCCCTAAAAGGTCCTTGAAAAAATCCTGCCCAAACTCATTCTTGTAAGCGATTGGAGTATAGGCATTTGTTGCAAGCTCATAGCGCTTATTGCTGATTTTAATACTTCGACGCATTCTTTACTCCTTACCCTAGAGATGTTGGCTCATAAACGCTAGTAAACCAAGCGTCATACACTTCTTTCTTGTCGGCTGATGTAATCGAACGTTTCACTACGCTATCAAGCGGACGTGGTGAAGCTTTGAAGCTGAGTTCACGTTCATTGACAGTTGTTCCACTCTTAGTAGCAGAGCCGTTCGATGGACGACTAGCAGAGCAGTAGTAGAGAACGTAGCGAGTCTTGTTCTGATCTCCTGAAAATTCAAACATAATAGCAAACGGTTTAGTTGAAGCATCGCCTTTTTCAGTCAACACTCCTGTTTGCTCATCCTTGAGTTCTCCTAGGATTTTTGTCGCGAACTCTTCCGTGATATGCGGTACTTTCAATTTTCCTTCATACCCTTCGTTTGAGTTCATGAAGTGGTAATCCACATCGTCGGCTGGAATTGCTTTCGATTCTCCTTTTGGTTCTAGCTCCAAGTTCATCGCTCCAGGGAAACGGAAAATTTTCCCGTAGCTAATGACATTTGTGTCCCCACTGATAGTTTCGATTGGTGCGATATGCACGTTTTTCAATCCAAAGGTTACTTTGTTTTCTGTTTTTGTCATCTTCTTCTCCTTTAGTACAAATAAACAGTATAAGGCTTGACAGATAGCCTTTCTGTCGGGATATAGCTTTCTTCTGATACCTCAAAAACAAGTTGATGATTAGACAATAACTCTTCCAAGGTCTCTTCCAAATCTTCGTCTTTACGTTCAAAGATAAGCTCTACGGTCACAGATTTAATCTGGTATTCCTGATCATCATCTGCTCTCTTGATATCTGGATGTGATTCAAAGTAGATAAGGTAAGGTGTTTGAGGAACGTGTCCAGTTTCAAACGCACGATAGGTTATAGGTAGATTCGCTTGACTTAGAATATCGACAAGGTCAGATAATTTCATTTTTGAATAGCCTCCTTTACTTTTCGTTCAAAGGAATTGATTAGCTTTTCTTCTACAGGTTTTATGTGAGGGATAGCACGACTGCGTCCGCCATTCCTTAAGACATGGCCATTTTCAAGCAGGTGTGTCAATTGGTAGCCTGTAGCATTATGGATTACGTATGATCCTTTGGCGTTCTTTTTGAGACGCCATCCTCTTCCATACTTTCCTTTATTCTTTGGGCTTGTCGCTTTCAAAGTCGCAACAGCTTCATCACCTAAATCTTGTGCAATAGCGTCAATCTCATTTTCTAACTCACTAGAATACTCACTCAGCGCTTTAGCGATTTCTGCTGAAAGGTCACCTGTTACACTCATGGCAATTCCTCCATCAAGGTCAGCTCCAGAATTTCTAAACCAATCGGAAATGTTTTTAGAATACGATACCGTTTCCCATTAAATTCCGCTTCTTCCTCGTTGTTATACTCAAAACTATGAATATCAAGGATAAGGCTTGGTCTAAGTCCAACCTGGCTAGCCTGATAAAATTCAGAACGAGTTATGGAACGCTTACGACACAAAATAGTCAATCGTTTCTCCTCAAATAGAGGCTGGTGCAATTTATCTAGTCCTGTTTTAACCCTTGAGATTAATGTAATCTCATTGTTCCATGCCATCTTCTTACCTCAATTTTAAATTATGCAACCGCCATAAAAGGTGGCGTGGCATATCCACCCCACCCTCATAGCGAAAGGCTGCAAAATCAACTACAAACATTTGGTGTTCAGCGTTTTCTGATTCAAGCGAAACTCCCAAATTATCTTCCAGTTCAGTTATGACAGCTTCGATGATTTTATTCAAAGGCTTATCACGTAGATTGGTTGCTATACCCAATTTTAGTTTTAGTAATTCTAATAATTGAGCATTGTCCATAACTACTCCTCTTCTTCCTCTTCAGGTTCTTGAGGTTCTGTTTCTCCTTCGGAAATATCGACATCATCGATTTTAGTCAAGAAAATAGATCCTGCACTATTTGACCCATCTAACAACTCTTGAATGAAGGCCTTGGTGCTCTTATATCCTGTTCGGGGATAAATATCTCCGATTTGATATTCATATTGTTGAGGGTCTCTCAAATCCTTAAAAGGACGGATTACTTGATAAGCCATCAGTTCCCTCCTTACCCTGCAGCGTCAGTGTAAGTTACATAGAATCCTGCTGCTTCATCAACTTTCTTAACATCAAAACGGTTTGCAGTTCCTAGATATTGACCGTAGATTTTATCATCTTGCCATTTTACAGTTGTCTGAGCGCGATCAAACAATGTCGCAAATTCTCCAACATCACCGATGAAGGCTTTCATTTCACCTTTAGCATCTCCAATAATATCGTCAAGATAGACAACGATTACACGGCCAGCGAACTTGTAGCCGGTTGGAGAAGTGATATCTGTTTGTAGCATATAGCGACCGTCCTTGTCCTTGATTTTATCAAGAGCAGCGAACATAGATTGGGTACATACAATAGTTGCATCGTAGTACGGTTTCAATTCCACATTGAGAATATCCTTCAAGCCGTCCAAACCAGCTGCGCTTTTAGGTGTAGCTGTCTTGAGAACTTTAGCAATCTCTTTATTCTTAGTGATACGTTCTTGGTTCTTAGCTTGTTCAGCAACCAATCCCATCACATCGTAGTCAGCGTCATCAATAAATTCTTGAGATACTGGCAAATGACCACGACGTGTCTTGATTTCATAGTTCACTTTTGTGAAGGTTGGCTTAGCCAATTCAGGGTTTTCTTCCAACTCTTCGACTGTATTCATTGTTTGGTCAGTCAATTTTACAACCGACCATTTACCGCTTGCGTTCTTGACATTAACGATGTTGACCAATGAAGTCAAATCTGTCTTGTCTTGTTTCGCTTCTTTAGGCGTCATCAATTCAACAGGAATGATTGCTTCCCCTTCAGCAGATTTGAGACCATCAGCACGCACTTCTTTTGTTCGAAGATAATGGTTAAATGCTTCACGTTGTTCCAATGTTTTTCCTCCTCGTTTTTCCGTTTTACCTGGAGTTGGTGCTTTACGGTTTTGCTCTTCGATTTGTTTTTCCAACTCGTCAATTTCTTTTTCCAACTGTGCTTTTTCAGCTTCTTTTTCTTCAATTTCCTTTTGAAGATCATCCACAGTCTTTTCAACTGCTGAAACTTCTTCATCAGTTTCAGCACGATCCAACTTTTCTAACTCAACAACCGAACGTTTGTTCAATTCTTCGATAGTTTCTTCCAACTCAACTACCTTAGTTGCTTTTGCTCGCATACGAGCACCAAAGATTAATGCCTTATTCATAGCTTAAATTTCTCCTTAATTTCTTTCTTGCGCTTGTCTAGCGCTTCACGATTCGCACGGCTCTGACTTTCAAAGTCTTTTTGTCGTGCAGCAATTTCCGTTTGTGGATAGGCTGGGGAAGGACATGGGCTCACTTCAAAGATTTCTAGTTCTAAGACAGTGTCCAGATACGAACCATCTTCACGTTCCTCTGTTTCGATTTTTATCGGGATAAAGCCAAAGCTACATCCGATAACATCTCCACGCTTAACACGGGCATAGGCTCCAACCGCTTGAGGGTCATCCTTGTTAATGATAATGTCTCCAAAAAGCCCAACATCATCAACACCCAGTGTCAGAGTTCCGTTACCTGTTCGACCGAGAACAAGACTATCATCGTGGTTAAATAAAGCTCTGATATCAGCGTCTTTGATAGCTTTCTCAACCCCGACACGCTTAATAACTTCACAGTAGCCTGGCCACAATTCCGTCTCCTCGTCAAACTTGATAAAGTAGCCACTCAAAATCAAATCACCAGAGTCTTCTTCTCTCGTTTGAAATTGAGTGGCACGATAACTATTCCGTTTCTGCATTCTCTTCCTCACCTCCTTTCAATTTATTTTGATCTCCTATCTTCTCTTGAGGGATAAAGTTCTCAAGGACAATCAACTCTTCCATCTCAGGATCAGGAGCCATACCAAGCCAATCTCTCCACTCATTACGACGCATTGCAGTACTGTTTGTCATTTGACGTGCAACCTCAGACAACTCTGTAATGTTGTAAGAGAAGAGTGAGCGAGGATTTAGCTTGAAGTAACGATTACTAGACAAAAGTAAGTCTCTGGTTAGTGTTTGAGTAATAGTGGTAGCGATACTCATGACAGTCGTATTTACAAAGTTGTTATACTCTGTCTTGTTGAACTCTCCCACGCCCAAAATAAAAGCAGGTACTCCTAATAGACCTGCAACTGTTCTTTTATCTAATTCCACAGACTCGTTTAAAGCGATGTCCGTTAGACTAAGCGGCTTTACCTGTTGAATGTCCAGCAATGCCTCTGGAACAATCCATGGAGCGCCGACCCTGCTAGTACTTAAATACTTCTCAGCGATACGCTCACGCCCTTGCTCCGAGTCTAGTTCAGCACTAGACGAGTCAACCTTGACGATAAGACTAGGAATGTTCTTACCGTTCATGAAGCTTTTTTTAGTCTTAGTAGCCATGTTCAAACTTTGAACCACATCTGTCAACGTCACCCTAAAACCAGTACCAATGTATGGAATATCCGGATCTGGATTGATGACAAAGTGGACTACTTCATTAGGGGAATACTTTTCACCCCTAAATGAGATTACATAGGAATCCTTATCTGTTTGGAACGAAACTTCTCTCATCGGAAATGGTCTTAGATTAGAAATATAATCCGTGACAGGCTCATATTCCACATGTAGAACAGAATTCCCGTCGCCATATAAAAGCAAATCACGCACAATCTTGAAAATCCATGACTTCCTTGTCATGTGTTCACACGGATTGATGTCAATCTTTCTAGCAAGCCCATCACGGATTCTGATATCACCTTTATCTGTATTCTCCATCAGGTGGATAGTCATATTAGAGACCAAATCAGCAATCTTATTAACCGCTGTCACCACGTCTGGATTTCTGG